GTAAACCACACATTGAAATTAGAAATCCAATGTTTGTCGGTTTTCATAAAAATCCTAACGAACGTTATGTGCAAAAAGGTTCTTGGATTTGGTATAAGAAGGCGTTGACTCCCGCGGATGTGTTTTCTAATTATGATTTGACAGATGAGCAATTGCAAAAGTTGGGTATATTCAATTCAACGTTTTCATCTTCTCTTGATAAAAGGCATGCTGTTGGATCTACCGCTAGACCAATTCATGATGATTTTTCCACCAATCTTTATCTTGAATTAAACAAAGATAACAACAGTATTTATAATAAAGATGTTGGTTTAAATATGTCTTCGGAAAGAACCGAAAGAGAAAAATCTCTTATTTGGGAAACTCATTTTGAATTCAAGGCATTTAAACAATTAATCTTTTTAAGTTACACAGATGAGTATAATAAAGAAATTGTAACACCAATGCCCATTGATTTTGAAATTCCAGATAATGCTCAAAAAGAAAAATTTATTAATAGATATGGAGAAAAGTCTGAAAGATATAGATGGGTAGACCCTGTTATGCAAACTGAATTTACTGCTGAAAAACTTTGGATTCCAAGAAAGTATGAAGTCATTAGACTTGGTGATTCTGTGTATCCTGTTTTTAGAGAGGTTCCGTATCAATATACAAATATTGAACAGCCGTTTAGTACTTTTGAACTAAGTACAAAAGGTGCAATTTTTAATGCGAGAAATGCTAAATCAGTGTCTTTGCTTCAACGCGCTCTTGCTCCTTATTTTCAATTTATTTATATTAAGCATATTCAAAATAGAGAATTAAGTAAATATCAAGGAGCTATTCAAGCTGTTGATGTAGATCAGATTCCAGACATGCTTGGTGAAGATATTAACGGTAATCCTATTAGAGACAAACTGGTTGCTTATTTAACAATACTTAAAAAGACAAATAAAGACTTTTATTCGGGTTCTCAGTCTTCTCTTGGTGGTTTACCACCAGCAACAAGAAGTCCTGGATCTAGTGGTTATATGTTAGGCACTGCTGTTGAACTGCTTAACCTTCAAAACTTACTTGAATACACTAAGCGAGAAATTGGTCTGGCAATGGGTATTTCTCCTCAAAGAGAAGCTGCTTTTGACAGTGGTTCTAATGTAACGGATAATAAACAGGCAATTACTCAAAGTCACCATATTACTGAACCTTATTTCTTTATTCATTCTGAAATATGGAAATCTGCGCTTAATGACTGGTTGAATAATTTCAGAACATATTGTGAAAATGTGTTTAATGCCAACCCGCAGCTTAAAGAACACTCTATTCATTATTTTCTTCCTGACGGAACTTCTGAAGTATTAAAAGTTACTCCAAGTACTCTTAGACATTGTGATGTTGGATTGTATCTTACCAATTCTGGTCAAATACAACAATACACTGATTACATGCTTCAACTGGTTCATGCTTTTGCTCAAAACTCTGGTGAAGGAATGTCAACCATATCAGGTTTACTTAAAGATATGGTTTCAGGAGCATCTCCAGAAGAAATACATAAAAGAATTGTAATTGAAGAGCAGAAGCAACAAAAAAGAATGGAGCAAATGGAACAAATGAAGCTTCAAAGTCAAGAAAAACAAGTTCAAATGCAACTTGAAAATAGGGAAGACGAACAGCGCCATGAAATTGAACTTGCAGTAATTAAGGAAACAGAGCGCAGAATTACTGAAATTCAAAAAAGCACTATTTCTGCACTTGGGTTTTCTGAAGATACTGACACAAACAACAACGAAATTCCAGATGTTATTGATGTTGCAAAACTTCAACTTGAAGGAAAAAAACTTGAACTTCAAGGTAAGCAATTTGAACATCAAAAGGAAGTAGATAAAGAACAATTAAAACTTAAAAAAGAAGATAATTCTATTAAAAGAATGAAAAAAGCATCCTCTCCTAAATAGGGTGCTTTTTATTTTTTTGTTTGAATAGAATTAACAACACTTTTTTCATTTTTTTATATAATCAATTATACAAGAAATATAATCATACCGTAAATTTGTAAAAATTATGAACGATACATACATTCCTGATTTTGAAGAAATAGTAATTCCTATTAAAACTGAAGAAATTCCTGTTGTAAAAAACGAAGAAGTTGAGGAGGTTGACAAAACAGATGTTCCAACAGAAGAAGTGCCAGAGGCAGAAGAGATAAAATATTCTGAAAATGCAGACCCAAAAGCAATTGCTTTTTTCTCAGAATTAAAAGAAAGAAATTATTTAATAGAGAGAGAAGACAAACCGTTTGATGGAACTTGGGAAACAATTGATTCTTATATTGAAGAATTACCTCAAGCTGTTCTTAATTCTGTTGTTGAAAATCTTCCCGACATTTCTAAACCTGTTTTACAATTTATTGCAGAAGCGGGAGATAATATTACAAAAGATGAATTAAAAACCTTTTTTAAATCTTATTTTGAAGATCTTGAAGAACAACCTGTTTCTGTGGAAACGGTTGATGCTGCTAGAGAATATTTGGAAAGTGTTTATAAATCGCAGGGTATTAAGCCTAACTTAATTAATGTAATGCTTGATAAGCTTGAAGATGATGATCTTATTCTTGATGAAGCTAAAGCAGAAATGGAAAAACAGTCTGCCAAAACAAGAAAGGTAGATGAATTAATTACAAACAAATCTCAAGAAAATGTTCAGATTAAAGAACAACAGGTTAAGTTTATTCAAGATGTTTCCACAGAACTTAAGAATTTTGGTTGGAAACCCGAACGCGTAGATAAAGTTCAAAATGTTCTTAAAGGTCAAGAGTTTAATAATGCTCTTAAAGAAATTGTATCTAATCCAAGGGCGTTGGTGCAATTAGCAGATTTTATTACTTATTATGATAAGAAAAATAAAACATTTGATTTAGATGTTTTTCAAAAACAATTTGAAACAAAACAGACTATTTCTTTAAAAGAAAAACTTGAAAGAAACCAGTTTAGTTCTAATTCAACATCGTCCACTGTTTCTTTACCAAATAATAATAAAAAGTATGAAAAAATAGAGCCCGTGTTTGATTAAAAATTTTAACTTAATAAATATACTTAATGGAAAGAAAGACAGCTTTGGTTACTCACGAACGTAAAGCGTTTGGTGGATCGTATGCCGATTCATTTACGCACGCTTCTATGTTTCGTAGATATCAACCGTTTAACTTTGGCGTGAAAACATCTCAATTGTTTTCTAGCAAATTAGGAACCGCCCTTGTAAATAAGAAATTCACATACATGACCGCTGCAAAAGGTAATGTTTATGTGTTGCCTGGCGGAGTTGATGATTATTCTTGGTATCTCATGGCAGATGCCGATGTAGACTTTAGATTTACTGAGTTGCTTGTTGGAGCAACAGATCAAGTTGGTAAAGGTGGTATTCCTTTCCGTTTTGCACTTGATAGAGATTGGTTGCACGAACCAGCCGTTATTAAACTTGAAGGTTCTGATCTTCCTCTTGTAGTTATTCATGGTTATCCTGTCCAACGTTCGGTTAACTCTTGGGAATACGAAGGTACTCTTCAAACTGGTGATTTGAATGCTTGGATTGATCCTGCTTACTTGTCTCCTGGTAAAAGAGCTATTCGTGTGTCGTCACTTGTTTCTGACGAATTAAACCAAAAATATGGTCCGGATCAATATGGTGATATGTTCAAGCTTCAGTCTTGGGTTAGTAACTATGCTAACAAAGTTGAAGTGACTGATAAATTCATTCGTACTGAGCTTGGCTGTCGCACCAAAGGTACTCCTATTCCTCATGGTCTGGATTATCAAATGGGTGGTGGTTATGTTTACAAACAAAAATTTGATGTTACCAATTCTGGTGTAACTGAAAGAATTGAAGAAGGTGTGTTCCTTTCTCACGCTGAAGCTCGTCTGCTTGATCGCACTGAGATGGACAGAGAGATGGCAATGGAGTTCGGTCAGTTGCAAAAAACTACTGATCGTGATACTAATCGTCCTATCAAAGCTGCTCCTGGTTGGAGACAGTTGGTGAAAGATGGTCACACGAAAGAACACAATGGTTCTCTTACTCTTTCTGATATTTATGAGTATTTGATGGAAATCTTCATTACTCGTAAAACATTCTCTGATCGTCATATTGTACTTGCTTCTGGTGAGGCCGGTATCGAATTCTTAAGTCGCTTGATTGCTGCCGAAGCTTCTCAGTTCCAATACATTGATACGCTCTTTGCTGAAAAACGTAAAGATCCTCAAGGTTATAACGAGAATGAATTGGTGTATGGCGGCCAATTTACTAAGATTCGTATGATGAATGGTGTTATTGTTGAGATTGTACACGATCCTATTAAAGATGATCGTAAACTTTTCCCCGAACTTGCTCCTGGTACTAACCGTACTTTGGAATCTTTTGCTATGGACATCTTTGACTTTGGTCAAACGGATCAAAAAGCACAAGGTGCTCGTGAGGAAAACATGACGATGATTATGCAGGATGGTGTTGAAGAATACTACATGGTTTCTAATGTTTATGACTTGGAAACTGGTGCTATCAAAGACGGCGGTAACGCTTATGGTAACAACAAAGAATGTGGTATTTATCGCGCACTGTCTGGTTCGCTTGGTTGCTGGGATACGACAAGGATAAACTAAAAATCTGTCCATTTCTATAGAAATATAGAATTATGTAAATCGGGTAAAAACGGTGGAAGCTGAAATGCTAATACCGTGCTAACTAATTAAATTGCGAAAGGTTAATTAGTAGTGTAACGCATAGGAGATGAATAAATATAATTCTCCCACGAGTATCCGACTTCTTATCTTAAGGTAAGAAGAAAATGTATGCTGAACTTACAAGAATATAAATTGTAAGAATTTAAAGATAAAAAACTTTAAAGATAACATGATTGAGGTCGCATCTCTTACGCACCATTGGCTGCATAATGAAATAGTAAAATTATATAAAGATGGGCTATCACAAACTAAGATAGCCCATCTTTTAAATATCTCTGATACAAAAGTGTCTACTACACTTACTAAATTTAATATTGAAAGAAGATCTGTTATTAACAGAACTAAAATTTATGAATCTTACGAACAAGAAATTATTGATTTATACGGCAGCGGTGAATCTACTCAAAAAATAGCAGAAAAATTTAATATTTCTAAAACAACTGTTCTTGATTGTCTAAAAAGAAATGGAATTAAAAGAAGAGAAAATAATGGTGATTTGCAAAGAAAATATACTCTGAATCATAATTATTTTAATTCAATAAACACACCAAGCAAAGCCTACATTTTAGGTTTTATTTTTGCAGACGGTTCTATATCTGAGAAAGACAACAGATTAACTATTGGAATTTCTGAAAAAGATGAAGAGATACTTAATTTTATTCAAAAAGAGTTCGAATCTGATTATCAACTTTATTATAGAAAAGAGAAAAACAATCGTCAACCGTCTAAAATACTGGCAATTTGTTCTAAACAAATAATTGCCGATTTAATATCTTATGGATGTGTCCAAAATAAAACATTCAAAGCCAAATTTCCTTTAAATATACCTACAGAGTTCTATAAAGATTTTGTTAGAGGGTATTTTGATGGAGATGGTTATGTAAGTAAAACATCTAATCGAATTGAGATTGTTGGTACAGAAGAACTATTATTAGAAATAGCAAATCAAGTATACTTAGATTCTAAAATGACTTATTCTAAATTAAGAACAAGGCATCCAGAAAGAAACCATAATATACGAATATTAATTTATTACGGACCTAATAAATTTAATGCGTTTAAAAATTATATTTATAAAGATCCTGAATCTTTCGGATTATTTAGAAAGAAAAATAAATTTATTAAATAACGAATTACGAAAAAATTCTAAAGCATGAAAAGCTCAAAGGTTGTATTTGTTAGTCCTGTTCCTCGTGTACCAACACAAGGTAGAGACAAACAAACGTTTACTCTTATTGATCCTAGAACCGGAGAAATGAAAACCGGTCAAAACATGAATAAAACTAAGGAAACTGGCGCCGCTAGTGAATATAGTTTTCCGTTTAATCCCAGAACTAATCGTTTAGAAACCGGTCTTGAAATTACTGTACCAAATCCAATTTATCAACTTACTGTTGAAGAGGTAATGGAATCTTATTCATTATCTCATCAATGGAGAGAACAGATTGAAAAGTTAGTCAGTCAAAAAGAAATTAAGAAACAAACTCTTTACGAAATTATAGACGATGTTGCTCCTGGGTATTATACCTCAGAAATTGCTGGTGGTTATACTATTTTCAATACATCTAAGTCTACAAGAGTTGGTGATATTAAGCCTAATTTTTTACAAAGATTTAAAATTATTCTTTATGATTATCCCAATCGTTTTGAGGATGATGGTACAAAATCTACTTCAAGAGAGCGTTTAGCAATTGAACTTATTAAAGTTTGTCCTAGAATTGCTGCTAGCAAGAAAGAAATGAATAGTGTCCAACATCATTTTTATATTTCTGAAGAAAATGAGGCCGAAATGGAAAAAGTGAGAAAACAAGATGTCATTAATGAAGCTGTTTATCTTTTGGTTAAACTGCAAAAAGAATCTAATGACTATAAAAACTATCAGGTTGGTAGTTTGTTAACTCATAAAAATAATAAGCCTTTGATCGAAGGTTCTGTTTCTCCTTCTAAAGTAAAAAGAGACATGACAGCATATCTTGGAGAAGGTTCTTCTCAAATGGAAAATGTTGAGAAGTTTATGAAGGTAATGCAATTACTTGATAGTAAAGAAGGAAGAGAGAAGTTTGAAATGATGTATCTGATACAACAGGCTGTTAATACGGGTGTCATAACCATTAGAGATGGATATTACATTTGGAATAGTAAAGCAGGTACTCCCAATATGCACAAGCATATTAATTATGACAAATTTATTTCTTTGCTTCAATCTGAAAAGAAAGGTTATGATCCAAAAGATACAGTAACCACAAACTGGTATGCTGACTTATTTAACGAAGTAAAAGATAAAGGTGCTCTAATAGAATGATTATAGACAGAATGAGGCACGAAGTAAAGTTAAGATGGAATAAGCTCAACTCTAATCATAAAAAAGATTTTCCAAATGCTTATTTGGACGATATTTTAAATGAAGCAATTAATGAGTATGTAGAAATATTTTATTCTGGACACAATGGTAAAAAATTCAATTTGGGTTTTGAAGTAACCCAACAAAGAATTGATATGTTATCAACACTTGTTGTGCCACATAAAACTATAACTTTAACTTTAGTTTCGCCAAACATTTATAAAATTAATCTTGGTTCTTTGTCTCCAAAATATCGACATTTTTTGCGTGGAAATGTTATTGCAACAAATTGCAATAATAAGCGCATAAAAATAGATATGATTAGACATAATGATTTTGATATAAAAATTAACGATGAAAACACAAAGCCTTCTCTTAAATGGGGAAGAGCCCTGGGTTTAATTAAATCTGAAACCGCAAGTGTTAACTCGGCACTGTATGTTTATACAGATAGTAATTTTGTAGCAACAACTTGTGAAATTGAATATCTTAGAAAACCCGCCGTTGTATTTAGCGGAGGATATGATTCTTTAGAATATCTTAATGGGTTAGATAGTGGTTATACTTCCGCTAGTCCGAAAGTTAATTGCGATCTTCCAGAAGATTTTCATACTCTTGTAGTAGATATTGCAGTACAAAATATTGCAAGAATGCTAGAGGATAATAATAAAAACGTATTAATAGAAGAAAAACTTCTAAAAACAACATGACTTTAATTAAAAAAACTAATCAAGTTCCAATGGAGCAAATTCTCGTTGTAAAAGGCGACGTTGCTTCTCCCACCGGTAGCTTGGTAACTACTACCACAGCACTTAATATTGGAGATGGTGTTGTTGGTACTCTTTGCTGGGACTTTGCTTCTAGCACTAAATCTCTTGGTTCTTTTATTGCATCTAGCGATGATTCTAACGAAGTACAGGCTGTTAAGGTTGTACAAGGTACTCCCAATTCTGCCAATATTACGGCTGTTTCTCCCTGGGAAGTTAGTGATCCTGGATTTGTTGAATCGGGCGTTATCCATAAAAATAAAGTTCGTTCGGTAACATCTAAGAAAGCTCGTCTTGCTAAATGTGGTGCTCAGTCTTTTGAATCGTTTGGTACTTTTGTTAACAACACTGAATATAAAGCATATTTGCGTTTGCTTTCTGTTCGTAAAGATCGTGATTTTGGTGACAACGATGAAGTGGTTTCGGCCATTGTTCCTGCCACTAATTTTACTTCTTTGGGTATCAGCTTTAAAACTGACTATGTTCTTCAAAATCTTGCAGCTAAACTTAATGTCAATTCTAAAGTTCTTGGCGGAAATCGTAACTATGTGGTGTTGCTTGCAAAAGGAACTCCTGTTGCAGCCACTGCTCCAACGGTTCCTACCATTGTTCTTACGTCTGGCGTTGTAACCGGAGTAACCGGTGGTACTGGTGGTTCTGGTTATACGAGCGCTCCTACTGTGGTTCTTACTGGTGGTTCACCAACTACGGCTGCTGTTATTACTGCTCAAATCAATGCTGCTGGTGCAATTACCGGATATACCATTGTTAATGGTGGTGCAGGATATGGTTCTGTTCCAACCGCTTCTTTCTCTGGCGGTAATGGCACGGTTATTGGTACTTTAACGACTGGTTCGCAAGTTCCTGTAATGACGTACAAAGGTACTACCTATAATCTCGCTATGACAAATGCAATGTTAATTGCACTTGCTGATTTGGTTAACAAATCTACTGCTCTCACTGGTACATCTACTATTGTTCCTATTGACACTACTCTTGAAGGTGGTTTTGCTAAATCTGATGTTCTCATTGTTCTTGGTCTTCCTCATGCAACTGCTCCGGCATTTGATGATATTGAGCAAGTAATGGTTACTCCAGAAATGAATCTTGGACCTGCATTTATTACTGCTGGATTTACTCAAAAAGTTGCTTCTGCCGACGAGGGCACTGGTCAAGGTAGCAAATGGTTAATTCAGTGGAGAAATCGCGCAGGTTTGCAGGTTCACACCAAACAAAATCAGCCGTTGGCGATTATTTCATTGGAGGGATACAATTATATCAATCCTGCCAAAATGTACACTTCTTTTGAAGTTGAATATTTTGATGTTGAGCAAACCTTAACGGGTACTCACGATGCTGCTAAAAGATTGGTTGTTCTTTTCCCCGCAGAGGTTGCTTCAACGTTTACTATTAACGTAAACAATATTGTGACTAGATTGGCGGCCGGGTCTTCGCCGGTTGATATTATCAATTCAAATGATGCTGGTACTGGTACTGCATCTTCTAACTCCGTTTCAAGTTTCAACAGCATTCTTGGTGCTTGGTTAGAACACGCCAGAGTTAATGGTAATCCATTCCCACTTATTGGAGATGCTGTTTCTGGTACATATGTGTAAATACATACCTTTCTTAATAATATTTTAATATGGGGGAAAATAGTTGTAAAACTGTTTTCCCTCTTTTTAATTTAATTTGAACCATTACACATGAACGATAAAACAATAAAAAGAGTAGTTCTTCCGTTAACCGGATTTAAACAAATACGAACTACACAATTTTCAGAAAATCAAGTATTTGGTGGGCTGGGTAATGAAGGTTTAGATGTGGCAGAATGGATTCAAGATAGAATTGACGATGGTACAATTGATCCGGTAAGTGCGGTTGGTACTAATTTGGGAAATCAAATAGACATCAATGGTAGATTAATTGTAACAAGCTCTACTGGAACAGATGTTACAATGACTCAAGCCACTACAATTAATGATGGTGTAATGTCTAAAACAGATAAAATAAATCTGGCGGCATTATCAACATTAAGTGGTGTTTCAGAAGGCGCAATTAATTTATCGACTTTTTCTGGAACAATTATTCCAGACAATAGTACAATCAAACAAGCACTTCAATCTCTTGAAACGGCTCTTGGTTCCATAACTGGTGTAACAACTGGAAACCTAACTTCATCTAGTGCTGCAATATCTGTTTCTGGTGGAACAAATTCTGTAATTGGTTCTGGTACTCAAATTACTCTTAATCCTTCATCAATACTTCTTTCTTCTTTAGGTGGAGATTTACTACCTAATCAGATAGATACAACAGGTGCAACAACTGGTCAACTTTTATACTTTGATGGCTCTAATGTTGTTTACTGGACACCAAATTACACATCAATTACTTCAGGGGCTCCTGGGGATATCTTATATTATAATGGAACTAGTTATGTACCTGCCACACCAAAAAGGCACACACAAATAATTAATTCTGGTAATGTTGTTACATTACCTCACGTACCCATCTCGTTATTAATGACAGATGTGTATATAAACGGTGTTCTTCAAGAGGAAGGTGCCGATTACACCCAAACAGGAAATACCTTTACCTTTACTGTTGTTTTTAATACAAACAATAAAGTGTTAATTAAATATTATACATAAACATGGCAACTACAAATGTCAAAATTAGACAGCTAGAACCATCAAGTTCTGCTTCGTCTTTAATAATTACAAACGGATCTAACGTTCCTATTTATTTTGCCCCTTCTACTGGTGCAGACAGGGGTTTATTTTATGATAATTCTGCTTCTAGTGTTGCGTGGTTTGATTTTGGAGCTGGTCTTACAATGAGTGGGACCACTCTTACTGCAAACGTACAATCCGTAAATGGATCAACAGGAGCAGTTGTTCTTACCACTACCGATGTAGCAGAAGGTACAAATCTTTATTATACAGATGAAAGAGTGGATGATCGAGTGGCCACACTTTTACAAGCCGGTACCAACATTACTCTTAACTATGATGATGTTGCCAACACCTTGACAATAGCAGCAACCGCCGGTGCGGGTGGTATTACTACTGTTCAAGAAGAAGGTTCTAACTTGACAAATCGTTCTACAATTAACTTTATTGGTGGTGGTATTACAGCAACAGATAATTCAGGTTCTGGTAGAACAGATATTACATTAGATGCTACTTTAAATGCTCTTGCTGCATATAATACGGATGGCATTCTTACTCAAACTGCTGCCGATACTTTTGTTGGTAGAACTCTTACAGCACCTGCTGCGGGCTTTACAATTACTAATCCTGCAGGTATTGCTGGCAATCCAACTTTTGTACTTGCCAACGATCTTGCTGCATTAGAAGGTCTTTCAGGTACAGGTTTTGCAACAAGAACGGGTAGTGAAACTTGGGCACAAAGAAGTTTTCAAGGAACTTCAGATCGCATTACTGTTACTAATGATAATGGCCTTGGTGGAAACCCCACTTTTGATATTGCTTCAACATATGTTGGTCAAACATCTATAACCACACTGGGAACTATTGGAACTGGTGTTTGGCAAGGAACCGCAATTGGTGCTCAATATGGTGGTACAGGTCAAACCTCTGTTACTACTGGCGATCTTTTATATGGTTCTGCTTCTAACGTTTGGTCTAAAAGAGCCATTGGTAGCACGAGTCAAGTGTTGGTTGTAGACTCTGGTTTACCCACTTGGGTAGATCTTGATACTGGTTATCTTACCGACGTTTCTAATATTGCGTTTCTTGATGGAACACAGACATTTACGGGAAATAATACATTTTCTAATAATATCGTTGTTCCTACAACTCCAACAGATCCTACTCACGCTGCTTCTAAATCTTATGTAGATGCCGCTATTGCTGGATTTGGTAAATCTTCTGTACGTGTTGCTACTACAACTGCTGGTACATTAGCTACTTCTTTTGAAAATGGGGATACTATAGACGGTGTTACGCTTGTAACTGGGGATAGAATTCTTATTAAAGATCAGGCGTCTCCTGCTGAAAATGGTATTTATGTAGTTGCTGCATCTGGCTCTCCTACAAGGGCTTCAGATATGGATACTGCTGCAGAAGTAGACGGCAAGCTTGTACTTGTAGAAGATGGGTCTACGTTAGCAGGCACTATTTGGATTACGATTTCTGAGGTTACTACTTTGGATACAGATCCTATTGTGTTTAATCAGTTTAACAAAGCGACTGATTTAATTGCTGGAGGAGGTTTAACTTTAACTGGCCTTACTTTAGATGTTGGTACTGCTTCTTCGTCTAGAATTGTAGTAAATGCTAATAACATTGATTTGGCAACTACTGCAGTAACGCCCGGTACTTACGGCAGCGTGCTTGAAATTCCGGTTATTACTGTTGATGCTTATGGTAGATTAACTGCTGTATCAACTGTTGCACCTGAAATCTATGTGCAAGTTTTTGATAATGAATCTGGTCTTACGTTTAGCGAAACAGGATTCTATCAAGGAACAACTGTATTCTTTGTTAATGGTTCTGGCATTGACGTAGATATAGATACTTCTAACAAAGCGGTGCGTATTCAGCACACAGATACTTCTAGTGTTTCTAACGTAGATACTTCTGGCGCTCAGGTAATAGACACTATTACCTTTGATACTTTTGGTCACGTCACTGACGTTACTTTGAGGAACATGACTGCTGGAGATTTAGGTGTAACAACTACTGTCTCTGAAGCATACTTAGAAGGGTCTACTGCAACTTCTGTAGATTTGGACTCTGGTACCGCAGTAAAAGATGTAGATGGTACGGACATTTCGTTCACTCTTCCTGCTGATTTAGCTAACTTCTTTGTTTATAGAAACGGCGTTCTTCTTTCTAGAACGGGATCTCTTACAACTAGAGACTACTCTGTAAACACAAGTACACACACTATTACGTTTGTTGTTGCTTTAACTTCGGATGAAATAGTAGTATTTAAAAAATTCTGATTTAGGGGGAGAAATCCCCCTAAATTTAACTTTTATAGCATGGCAACAACAAATGTAAAATTAAGACAGTTACGAGGCGAAGGAGCTTCTAGTAACCATACAATAAGATATGATGGAACTGATTGGACCCCATCAAGCGTGCTCCAGGTTGGTGGAACTAATTCAGTAGGTATTAATGGGTCTCCAAACTCAAGTATAGGCCTTGTTTCTGTAGCTGACGTTGGTTCTGGTCAAACATCGGCAATTAGAGCCCAAACCAGCGCTTTAACTGGAAGCGGATATGCGGCTTTTAATTCTTTGATTCATTCCACAACTGGATCTGCTACTGTATATGCTTTAGATGCTAGCATTACAACTTCTTCCAGTACAGGTACTCACGGAATTAGAGTACAAGGAGGAAACTCTAATGCTTTGCTTGCGTTAACAAACAACTCAAGCAGTACCGATAGCTTAATAACACTTGTTACCGGTTCTTCTAACTGGGCATTAGGAAATGATTCCTCTGCTTCTGGGGCATTTAAAATAGCAAACAGTACTGGATTAGGAACTTCTGATAGACTGTCTATTAGTACAGGAGGTCAGATAACTTTACCTAATTACACTACTACAACAAGCTTTACCGGAACAGTTGTTGGCGGCATAGCTTTTACTTCTTCTGGAAACTTAATAACAACAACTCCTCCAATAACCACATTTAATGGGTCTACGGGCGCCTCACATTCTTTAGCTACTGGAACCTCTGGTACAGACTTTAACATCTCTACAATAGGGGCTCTTCATACACTTAACATACCAAGCGCTTCTGCTTCCAATAGGGGCTTAATTACTACAGGGACTCAAACTATAGCAGGTGATAAAACTTTTACAGGAAGCGATGCTTTCACAGGAGGTAGTTTAACTCTTGGTGTTGCAAACACTTCAAGAACAGACTTGGTTTTATCTACTACAAATACGGGCTCTGTAACCCTTCGACCTTCAAACTCTACTACAACAAATTATACCCTTACGCTTCCAACTACTGATGGAAGTTCTAATCAAGTTCTAACTACTGATGGTTCCGGTGTTTTAAGTTGGGCAGATCCTGGAACTGTAACAACTGTTTCTGTGGCCTCTGCTAATGGATTTGCTGGGTCTGTGGCTAATGCTACCACTACCCCTGCTATTACGCTATCTACTTCTATAACAGGAGTTATTAAGGGAAATGGAACTGCGTTGCAGCAAGCGGTATTAGGTACAGACTATGTTGGCGGCGGAACGGCTTCAACTGGACAAATTCCTATATATTCTTCTGCAACTAATATAGAAGGTTTATCTTTAGATAGGATTCATGTTAATACTTCTAACGGACGTATAAATTTAGGAGCAAGTTCTACGGTAAGAGCGTTAAACATAGCCCCATTTAAATGGACTATTCCTGCAACAACGTTGGTATCTGATAACGGAGCAGGATGGAGAAATGAGCTTGCAGTAGCGTATGGAGGTATTCAAAACTTTGCTACACAACAAATCCTTACCCCGGGAAGTTCTCGACTTACTTTGCAAAGTAACTACGGAACTTATTTAGATGGGTCCTTAAACGTTAGAAATCCTGAAGTTGGAGATTTTCCTTTTGAATTTAGAGTATATGTAACTAGAGGTGTCAACTCACCATACGATCCCTACGATGATGGATCTGCTTATTCCGTGTTCAAATCTTTTGTAACCGGAGTAGATGGAACTACAAAGCACGTAGATATGGACACTGCTTTCTATACTAGGAAATCTACTGACGCTTCTAATATTACAGGTGGAGGAAATGAAGTTATTAGATTAAAAGCTAACCAAGATATCCAGCTTACTGCGTATCCAAATAGCAGAGACGATTCTGGAACAGCTGTAAACTTTTTATCTACGGATGCTTCTGGCAACTTAATAAGTAATCCTGTTTCTTCGTTATCTGGTGGGACACCTGCTGGTTCTGATACTCAAATACAGTTTAATAATGCCGGTGCTTTTGGAGCTTCTACAAATTTAGAATGGGTAGATGCGTCTACAAGATTAGATATAGGTTCTCCGGCTTCTCCCGGCGCTTCTAGAGTCGTTATTAAGGGTGCAGATAACTCTGCTACTGGTTTTGCATTACAAACATTTAACTCTTCTGATGTAGAAAGAACTCGGATCACAAATACTGGTGTTATGCAAGCTTCTGGGTTATCCAGATTGGCTTTTGACATGGCTAGTTTTTATGACGCTACCGCAAGATTAAGACAACCATTTGATACTAACTTTACAGGTACTTCAGGAACTACTGATTTGTTTCACCAATACTCTACTTTTGCACCCACGTCTGGTACAGCAGTATTTAATGGTATTTATATAAATCAACAAATAAATCAAACTGGTGGAGCTAATGGTATTACCAGAGGTATATTTATTGATCCTGCATTAACAGCTGCTTCAGATTTTAGAGCCTTAGAAACTACGGTCGGTAAAGTAATATTTGGAGGAACAAACGCTATTCAAATACCTATTGGTACTACTGCGCAAAGAGTAGATACACAGGGTAATATTAGATACAATACTACTGCTACACAGTTTGAAGGATATAATGGTTCTTCTTGGGTTGCTTTTGGTGGAGGCGGAATATCGGATGGAGATAAAGGAGATATAACTGTCTCCGGCTCTGGCGCTACTTGGACAATAGATAATGATGCTGTTACTTTTGCTAAAATGCAAAATATAACTTCTGATAGATTGTTAGGTAGAGACACATCTTCTTCCGGAGATATTGAAGAAATAAGTGTTTCAGGAGGTTTAGAGTGGACTGGCTCTGGAGGTATTCAGCGTTCCGCATTAACGGGGGATGTTACAGCCTCTGCCGGATCTAACTCTACTACCATTGCGAATAACGCTGTAACAACTGCTAAAATAAATGACGGAGCAGTAACGAATGCTAAAGTAACTTCTATAGATTTATCTAAACTTACTTCTGCTACACTTGTTAGTGGATTAGTTGCAACAGTACCTTCTTCGTCTTCATTTAGATTTAACTATAATGGCGGCAATCCTGCAATCGTTGTATCTACTAGCGCAAACGAATCTTCGTTATTTTCTCAAGACGGTGAACAATTTGTATCTGTAAATAATACTTCTACGCTTATAGGTTCTGGTACTCAATACGCAGAATATATAAACGGGGCATTAAGATTATATGATTCAGATCTTACAAATTATGTTGCTATACAGCCACCAGCTACAGGAACACTTACATCTAGCTATACTCTTACATTACCGGCAGATGATGGTACAAGCAATCAAGTGTTGACTACCAATGGTTCTGGTACTTTGTCTTGGACAACTCCATCAGGAGGTGGGGGTAGCCCTTCTGTTGTAAGTTTTTCAGAGTTTACTTCAGATCAGGACAACATCACCACGTCTGGACTATCTTCTGCGACTGTGGTGCGTGTGTCTGGTGATGACGGTATTCGCACCATCACATCCATTAGTTCCACTGGGATGTCAGATGGATGGGCTTTTAAAATGGTTAATGTGGGCAGCCAACCCTTGATTCTGGCCGCACAACACCCGTCTGCCTCATCTAACAATGGATTCTTAATTGATAAAGATGTATTATTACCAGCAAAACATTTTATTAATTTAATTTGGGATAGTACTAGTGGTGGATTTATGGTTAGTCCGGGCACGGTAAATGAATCGGGCAAGATTTTTTCAATTTATACTACACCTACAAGTGCATCAACGGGTGATAATTCTCAAATTACTTACGCACTCACAAGTGGTACTGTAACAGGACTTGCGGCAACCACTGCCAGTTCGGGGTCGTGGCAAGCGTCAACAGGAACGGGCATGTACAACGCGGCAGGAATCTCAATGGGTAAATCTGGGTCGTTGGGGCTGGGATTGTTTGGAAAATCGTATATTTATTACGAATCCATAGTTTCTATTCCCACACTTTCTGATGGAACAAATACCTTTTTTGTTACTCATCTTCTGAGAAATAACATCGGCGTAGTAGCAAGTAATAATCCATCACAAGGGGTACAGATAGCGTATTCGCACGGAGAAAATAGTGGAAAATGGTTTGCAACTACAAGAGGTAGCGGTTCGACAACTACTGTAGATTTAGGAGTAACGGTGACAGCTGGAACAGTCTATCATTTACTTATTGCTGTTAACAAACAGGGCACCGAAGCCCGTTTTTACATAGACGGTGTGTATAGAGGTAGATCAACAGCCGAATTTCCGACAACCAATACCATTTTATTTGGTACTACTGGCATTGGTAAAACTGCTGGTACGACCGCAAGGACGGCTCTTATACACAAACTTGGTCTTACTCATATATATGCTAATTAAAATAAAAATTAATTAGGCCAAACATACGATAATCAATTCGAATTATTAACATATGATAAAATCATACTTACTTAAAATATTATTGCTTTTAGAACAATCCTACATATTTATGGGAGGATTGGCCGTTTCTTTTTTTGCTCCGGTAGCTGGAATTATATTAACGGCAATACTATTAGGAATTGTAGATTTTATAATTAAAGTAAGTGCTGTTTATAAAAAAGAAGGATTAGGTTCCATCACATCTTCTAAAATGAGAGACACCATACAGAAATTAATTCTGTATGCTGTTTTAATTATTCTTATGCACATTATTGATATTGTTTTTTTACAAGAATTAAAAATTAATTTGTTTAATCATATTTTAAATAAAGAAACAATAGAATCTTTAGATAAAATTAAACTGTCGGCTATTGTTGCTTTTGTAATAGCCATTAGAGAAATAAAATCTATTGACGAAAATTGGAAATATGCGCTGGGTTGGTCTTTTTTAGAAACAATAGAAAACATGCTTACCAAATTAAAAAACATAAATAAAAATGCAAGAAAAAGAACTGTTAATCAAGCTCCTGACGAGCAACCTTGATTTTTTAAACGAAAATATTGTATCGGTCATCCCGGACGAGTATGCTAAACTAGCAGCAACAGAATTGATTGGTAGACTTAAAGATACTACCGCAATTCTTTTTGACGACATTAACAACAAAGAACAACTTAAACAAATTTGGGGATCGTTTACTTCTGATCCTGAAGTTACAATTGCTATAGTTGGTTTGCTTTCTTCTGCATTTGAAAAAATAGAAGATGAAAGAATCAAAAGAGCGCTTTTAAGTTTGTTAAAACCTTTGGTACAAACTCTTGCTGCTGTAACTGATTCAGACGTTAGAGATGGCGCTCAAATTGAAAAAATTTGGAAAGACTTTATTAATTCTCCCGAATTTCTTTTATTTATTCTTGAAAATTTAGAATGGATTATAACTAAAATTATTAAGAACGAAAAGGTCAGAAGTACGATTCTTAAATTAATCGAATTATTTACAAAAAATTAAAAAATGACAATTACTTTAAATTCAGATGGAAGTATTTTAACATTTACTTCTACGTTGTTATCATCATCTGAAATTAAAACAATAACCGGTTTGAAGTTGAAGACAAAACTTAATTGTTCTTCAACTTCAACCACTATTGTTTTAGATGATTTAATACCGGATATTGAAAATTCTTCATTTGATTTGTCGTCAATTATATATTATGATGATGAAACCAAAACAACATATTGTGATGGTATATATTATTTTGAAATTGAAGTCACATATAACATTGCAGGAGAAGCAATTGAAGAGTTTATTGGAAAAGAATCAGGTTGTAAATTTATTGATACTGTTATAAAATGTGATGTATTAAATTATTATTCAACAACAAAAGATGTAACTGCATTATTTCATTACAACGCATTAAAATACGGTGGAGATTGTGATGCTTGTAATTGTGCAGAGTTATGCAGTTTGTATTCAGAACTTAAAACGTTAATTGGAAATGCCGACAATAGTTCAACTGACAACGGATGCTCAAGTTGCTAAACTTAAGTGTTTGTTTTTTAATATGGTTAAAGAGTTAAAAGAAATTGAATGGTATGGTATTAAATGTAATAAAGAAACATTGTTAGCAAACATAAAAAAGGCACTTGCATATTTAACAATGCTTGCTACTGGATGTTCTTTAACACATGAATTAGATTGTGAAATAAATGAATTTATTAAAAAGAATACTTCTTTTTGTGTTTATACAGACACATCTTGTGGCGACACCATTGTAATTGTTTCAAACGGTATTATTGGATAAGATGTACAGAAAATTTGCTAACTTTGTACTTATTTAAAAAATAAATAAAAACAATGAAAGGTAGTGAACAACAATTAATACAACATTTTAATTCTCATGGAAAAACCGACAGTTGGTTAAACTTGGCAAATAAATTTAATATTCTTCCATACGGAACTAATAAACAGAAATCAGATAAAGTAAGAAGATTAGCCTCTTCATTTTATACATATCCTGCTCGACATATTCCAGAAATAACAGTTCATTCCGGTTCTCAACATAATTATGTTGTATCAGATCCATATAAATACACCGCAACACCTGCTCTTGGAAAACCCGGACAAGTTCAAGTATGGAATGGCAACCAATTTACTTGGATAGATCTTCCTCAAGAAACAAGTGAATATCAAGAGTTTCTTAAATGGAAAGAAGAAAGAAATAAGTTTCAACAATCAACTACAAAA